ATGCATGCGTTGGCTTGGCTCAATGGTTTCCAGTATGTTGAATATGAGACTGTTCTTGACGCGTGCCTTGTCGTCCAGATTGCGGTCCTGTTCGTAGTCGGGGGTGATGGGTGTGCCGATCGTTTGTCTGGTTTGCGCGATAGGTTTCGTGTTCTGGGCAGGGCTTCCTGCCAGCGTTCTTCGGCAGTTTCGTCGTATGAGGCGCAGTGATGATTGAGCAGCAGGATATGCGCCATGTGTGGCTGGTGATGTCAGCCATGGCGGGCGCTATCACTGCTTTGGCACAGATGAAGTATAAGGAAATGACCTGGGCCGACATCGGCTTCACGCTCTTCTCAGGGTTCGGCTTTGCGGTGTTCTTTATGCCGTGGGCCGCGTCTAAATTCGGCATCATGCCCGACGACATCCGTGGCACGAACGCGGTGGTCTATATCGGCGGCACCGGCTGGAATATCCTGATGCCTTTCGCCATCCAGAAGGCCAAAGCATTCTTTGGCGGAAAGGACGAGGCATGAGCGTCTTCGACATCGTGAACACGGTAGGTCGGGTCATGCTGACCGTCGTGGTGATCTATAAACTAGCACAGTTTCGCGAGATGGCGAACGTGACCGAACGCTACGGTCTTGGCATGATGGGCACCGGATCTTTTCTGACCGTGCCCGTCATTCTCTACAAGAATAACAATCCGTTTGAAGGCTGGGCCGTCACGCTGCTGACTGTTGGCGCCATCATGTTCCTCGTCGGTCGTACGTGGCGCGATCGTAAGCATGCGCGCAACAACAGGCTGGCCGTCGAGCAAGGGCGTCTGTGGCAGGCGCAGAAGGGGAAGCCGTGAGCGCGATCAAGATAGCCGCTGAGCTTATCAAGAACTTCGAAGGTTGTCGCCTGAAGGCATATCCCGACCCCGGCAGTGGCGGCGATCCCTGGACCATCGGTTGGGGCGCAACCGGTCCCGGCATCCGCCGCGGCGTGGTATGGACGCAGGCGCAAGCTGACGGGCGTCTAGCGACTGATCTGGTGGGTTATGAGGCGGGGGTAGTGAAGGCGCTTGGTGGCGCTCCTGCAACGGATAACCAGCGCGGCGCGCTTATCTCAATGGCGTACAATATTGGGACAGGTGCGCTCGCATCGTCCACGCTCATCAAGAAGCACAAGGCTGGGGACTACGCCGGTGCTGCCGCTGAGTTTGCCCGTTGGAACAAGGCCAGTGGCAAGGTGCTGGCGGGTCTGACGCGCCGCCGTGTGGCTGAAGCGGCTGTGTATCGGTCATGAGCGCCCACGAACAGCTTATCGCTTATCTTGCCACCCTGTTCACATTAGCTCTGGTGTTCGCCATCGCCATCATCGCTGCGGCCATGGTGCCGGAGTTGTTGGGTAAGGCGGAAGTCTTCGGACTGGGCACCATCACTGGCGGCTTGATCGGTATCCTGCGCATTCCAACGCAGCGCGCGCCGGCCGCATCTACTGATAGCGGCGACATCAACGTCACGACACCAAAGGAGTAACGAGCATGAGCATCTTCAAGAAAATCGCAGGCATCTTCAGCAAGAAGAACATCACCGCCGTCATCAAACTAACGGACGCGCAGAAGGCCATTGCAGCCCTCAAGAACACCGAGGTCGGGGCTGCGGTTGCGGCGGACATCAAGGCGCTCACCAGCAGCACGCTCAGCGGTCCTGAGAAGTTCGAAGCGGTAGTGGTCAACACGCTGCCGCTACTGGTCGATGCGCTCAAAGCTGGCGGCATCACCAAGGGGCTGAAGGAGGTCGAGGACATTGGCCGCGCGTTCGTGCAGGACGTGTTCAATTCGACCGTCAGCAAGAAGGCCGAAACAATCGGCTCGCTGCTGCTCAAGGTCCTAGGCCTCAAGTGAGCAAGCTGGACCGCCTGCTAGGCAAGCTACCGCCGGAGATCCCGGCAGGCGGTCGGGCTTATGTGTCAATGGACGCGCCGGACGGTTCGGCGTGGTCCGTGCGGGTCGAGACGGTGGACGGAAAGTCGAAACGTGTCAGCCCGTCGTTTACGCGTCAGACGACGGCCTACGCGTTCTTGGATTGGGTCGAGGGATTGGCGGATAGCTTTAGTTATCCTGAAGGTGCCGCCTGACCCCTCACCTGATCGAGCGTTGCGATGGCGGCGCGGGCGGCTCAACAGCTATTATCGCAAGGTGAGTCGTGACATGTCGAGCATGCCTCTGGTGAATAACGGCACCCATACACTGCCAAGCCCTCCTTATCGACTGGCTCGCCGCATTCGGGACAAACTGCTACAGCGTCCTCACGGTTATCATAGTTTCCAAAGCAGCTCATCACCCCTCCCCACCGGCGTCCATGCCGCGGATGCGATCGATGTCCGCGACCAAGGGTCTCAAGCCATACTGTGCCGCAAGCCATTTGTCCGCCGCACGGATGATTGCATCCTCGGCTTGCTGGCGGTGGGCGCGAACCATTTCAGCAAGAATGGCGATGCCATCACTACCGGACATCCAACCAGTCCGAGTGAACTCGTACGCAACTTCCCAATCGTCTTCCGTAGGCTCAATCATCGCTGCCTCCCATGGTGGCGGCTCGGGCGCGGAGGGCTGCGGCGCAGAGGGCGAGTGCGGGGGTCGCTGCGGCAACGGCGTAGCGGTGATCGCAGCCATACTGCACCTCGCCCATGACAGGCGTGTGTTCTTTCAGCAGCCCGCTAGCGAGAGCCTTGGCGTTAGGCTTACTGATAAGCCACCCCCACCCTGACGGGACGAGCTTTTCTGCATCGTCCACCGACAATGTATAGCTGGGGATGCCCGATCGCCGTTCGCCTGCTGGATCGTAGACATTGGTCGCATCGCTCGTCCAGCCAAGGGTCCGTAGCAGTTGGCCATTCAACTGCACGACCTCTACAGGGTTACTGGCGTTCGCCACCCTGTCCGCCAACGCCAGCAGTTCAGCCTCACTCGCCATCGTCAGTGTCCTTTGCGGTGATCCGAACAAGCTGTCCTTCGGTGAAGCGGGCGGTGTATTCGTGCCAGCGCCAATCTGGGTCCTGCGGCTTTCGCCCCTCGTACCCGTAGAAGTTGAAGTCGCCATGGAATTCGAGGTCGCGATCTGGTTTGTGTTCGCTCCACCACCACTCCCGAAGGTGACCGACTAGCCTACCTTCCTTGGTGATAGTGACGGTGGACATGGTGCAGCCCAAGTCCTTCGTTTGCAGCCCACCGCCACTATAGCCATCGGGCAACGCCGCTTCACAGCGGACGTTATCGTAAAGGCCCATTATCGCGCATCATCCTTGTTGGGGGTGGGTGGGGTCAACACCCCTTCGTCGTTCCGTTGCAACCGAACCTGAGCGGCCAGACTAAGCGACACGAACCGGAGCTTGCCCGTCCAGTCGATCAATCGCTCGTCAGCGGCTCGGGCAACGCAGTCGGCGCAGATATAGCCTGGACCGTGCGTCGCACCGAAAAGCTCGATCCACAGATCGTCATCCACTTCGCTGTTGATGACGATATAGCGGCGACACCGTTCGCACAGCGGGCGTGTCGGGATACGCGTCATGCCGCCTCCCCTTCGTCGTTCTGCTGGAGGGCGGCGCGGACCTGTTTCCCAAGGTCCGTAAGCGGCCAGTCGGTTGCGGTCTGGGGCGAATAAAAAGACCCCGGTCCGGTAATCCGATCAACCAATTTCCGCGCGTACAATCCACCCGCAGTGCCGAGCGAGGTCCACCGATATGTGCACCCTCCTGCATTCGCATGAAGCATCGCCTCTCGTTGCGCCTTCGTCAGCCCCGCGCAGATCGCTGCAACGTCGGTGGTCATGGGCGAGGCTCCTGATTGGCGAGCGCTGACCACAACGCCTTGCAAGCGACATGGATGGCCTGATCCTGATTGTACGACAGCTTGCCGCGGCATTTCAGGTCGTCGGTGATCGCGTGGATCACGGCCTCCGCAATGCCGAGGACAGCCGACCGGGTTATAAGCCCGACAGCGCCACCATGGATAATCGCGTGCGCGCCCAGCGCCTGCCACCACGGCACACCGGGGATCGGCGCCGTCCGGTTCTTGGCCTTCGCGAGAAAGTCGCCTTGCAGCGGATAGTCAGCGACCGCGTGTGCCGCGATCATGGTAAGAAACCGGTTCATGCCAGCCCCTCCAACCATTCGATCGTTTCCGACCAGCGGCGTTCATCCTCCGCATTGCACTCCATGCAGCCCTGCGTGAGCCGCAGGTTGTGCTTGGCTTCGGCAATTACGAACGTCAGCGACCTGTCGCTGCTCGCCGCCTGTTCCAGCAAGTCCCCGCCGGGGGTGGTGGCGAGGGCAAGGGCGGTAATTGCGATACTAAGTCGAATGCTGTCGAACTCGCCAACGTTGTCGACTGATCGCAACCACCGGGCGATACCGGGCTGCGTTCCCAACTCAGCCGCATATGCGAGCATTGCGATGGTGTTGCCCTGCGCTGGCTTCGTCAATCGCTGAGCGAGGTCCTCCCCGCCGCCCGTCGCCCCGTCCGTCGCATCGGTGGGGGTGGCTGCACAAGGACCGGTGTGGCCGCGCGCTCGGCTGCAATGCCATCCAGCGGGCGGGATCGCGCACCCTTCCGCATCGGGCTTGAACAGGTGCGCCCATTCGGTGCGCGGTCGCTCTACGATCAGCGCAACGTCTGGATCGGCGAGCAAGTCGGTGTATTGCGCTTTGACGCCGGCCGCGTTGGCAATTGCCATGATGCGTGACAGACCCGCCGGACCATCCTTCGCCGTTGCCGTGACAGCCTTTATCGCTCGCAACGCCAACCCCGCCCCGGTGTCGCTCGCGACCTTGGGGGCTGCGGCTGCTAGAGCAGCGCGGATACCGACAGCCCATTCGGCCCGTCGCTGTTCGGATGCGTGACGCCATAGGACGGTATGTGTCGCGTCCCATGACTGTTCGCATGCACGCTCAAGCTCCCGCGCCGGAACCGCGGCATCGCTCGCGGGCGGGGTGGCGGCGAGATAGGCGCGGCAACGCTCGATGAAGCGTGGCTCCGGCCCGCTATGCGACGCCATTTCAGCGATCAGCGCCCGCGCATCGGGCAGCACAGCGGGAGTGGGGGAAGAGGTCATGCTGCTTCTCCCGCGCACCAAGTGCCGCACTCGGCATCGTATTCTTGATCTGGATCGAGCAACCGCAGCAAGGGTTGGCGCTCTACGTCACTCGCCATCGTCTCGTAGGACCGGCCGCGCTCGAAGCGGTTGCCCCTCGCCTCCCGCTCAATCCACCACTCTGCCCGGCTAGGTTTGTCGCGGATGATGCGTTGAAGGATGCGCGATCCCTTCATGAAGCAGAGGTCGCAGTTGCCCTCGTAGGGCTGCAACCCGAGATCAAAGTCCTGCTCAGACCAGAAATCCATCACGTCGTCACGTGTGGCACCAGCGCTATGCAGCGGCATCGCCGACTTCCAGCGGTGACCGCCGTTATCATTCTCAGCCAGCTTGTTGCGGACCCGCCGACCTTCATCAGCCCGCAGGCCAATGACGTTGACCCAGCGTTCCCAGCCGAGTGAACGACAGAACGCCTTGATCGGCTCGACCTTCAACTCGCGGCTGCAAAACCGCTGCAATGGGTTCGGCAGCCGACCGCGAAGCTCAATCAGCCCCTCAAACGGCGCGCCGGTGCGGTCTGCCGTCTCGAACGTCACTTCCTCAAAACGTTGCGGCATCGGCCGCCATTCGAGCCAATGGATCGGCACGCCCCAGCGAACCTGGCACTCATGAACGAACCGCAGCGTCTCCTCGCGCTCCTTGCCGGTGTTGGCAAAGGCGACATGTATATCCGGCGGGAATGCACCGCCATTGGCGTCCAGCATCATCTTGAGCATGTAGGCTGACGTGCGCCCACCCGAGAAGCTGACCAGCGCCGGGCCTTCGATCAAATACGGATTATCCACGGTCAGCGCCCTTCTGCGTCGAAGGGTGGGCGGCGAAATAGGCCGCGGTGTCGCCTTCCGGATCAGGCTGGCCGTGCTCGGCATAATAGAACCGCACCATCTGCCGCAGCGACGGCTCTGGCCCAGCTTCGACGCTTGCAATCTGCGGCCGCTGGTCCTCCCACCCCGCCATCGGTGCGGGGCTATGGGTGGCGAGGGCGGCGGCAACGTATTTTGCCTCGTCAATCCAGCCGATGTGATCGCGCTCGATCATGTTGGCACGGACATCTGGCGGCGTGCCGATCAGCCCCTTCCCGACGCTTTCGATCATGCTGTCGATCTGTTTTGCGGCAAGCGCGCGTGCGATCAATGTGACTAGACCCGCCTCCCGCAGACCCTCCGCAACCGGGCGGGGATCGGAGTGGGCGATGCGGTGGCGGGCGAACTGTTGAACAAGGCCGCTGTCGTCGCATTCGCCATCCAGTACGCGACGGAATGCAAAGCCCATGTAGGGTGCCGCAATGTCGCGATCCGCCTGGATCACCGCCACCACCTCGTTGCTTGCGGCGGTCACTTCGACACCGCCCAGACAACGACACCGACGATCATCACGGCAAGTGCCACGAACTCGCGCCAGCCGATGTGATATTCCGG